CAGTGCTTTGTATGGGTCTTTTATCGTTGCGCAGTAGGTGTCGGTACAGTGCTTTGTATGGGTCTTTTATCGTTGCGCAGTAGGTGTCGGTACAGTGCTTTGTATGGGTCTTTTATCGTTGCGCAGTAGGTGTCGGTACAGTGCTTTGTATGGGTCTTTTATCGTTGCGTAGTAGGTGTCGGTACAGTGCTTTGTATGGGTCTTTTATCGTTGCGTAGTGGGTGTCTGTACAGTGCTTTGTATGGGTCTTTTATCGTTGCGCTGTTTATAGCAGTTATCGTATTTATTGTGACATATATTACACAACATATATATAGGGCAGCAGTCGTGCTTTTCAATAAATTTTCTTAAGACAACACCGCATATTAAAGGGGTTTCAGCATCTATATAAATATCGTCAACGGCCATAGTCAATATATCTTCACGACTATAATTATTGCAATGTGCTCTCTCGAATTGTCTTATGCCATTTTCACCTTTTTTCTTATTACAAAACGAGCATTCTTCCGTTTTATAATTGAAAAATGACTGTATTAAATTCTGAGCCATGCCTTGATTTAAGGTACCTACTATCTCTTTCTTTGTGTATCCAATTCTCGCTGTATTATCTAAATATTTATTTGAACGCAATTTATTTAAACGATTCTTAATAAACTCTTGCTGCTTATTTAATGTTTCTTTGAATATTCGACTTTCGGGATTATTTAGTTCATCCATTAAATTACGGGGTTGTTTTATTTAAAATAACCCTTGAATCTTTAAATCTGCGTGTCAGTGATATTTTAAAATACAGCTAAAAATAAAGAAAGCAAATATTGTTAATTATTGAGAACGACGTATAGATTTAGAGAGAACGCGACTCCAAGCCACAATATGTATGGGATAAGGAGGCGAGCCGCAGTTTTGTTGAATTTATAGAATGCCTTATAAGTGAGGCCTGTGAAAGCTATTATGAGAATCATGTCGATAAGGGCGTACAATGGCATTTTCATGTCGAAGAAGATAAAGGACCACATGAGGTTAAAGAATAGTTGGAGGAAGAAGTAGTCGAGGGCGTCGCAGTATTTGGTGCATTGTTTGGTTTTTTTGATTAAGAAATAGGAAGCGGCCATTAATATGTAGAGAACGGTCCAAATAGGGCCGAATACGTAGTCGGGAGGGGTCCATGGGGCTTTGTTTAATTTAGCGTACCAATCGTTCATTATTAATAAAGTGAAAGAATTTAATTTCTTCAAGTGTCACTGACTAATCGAAGAATACTAACGCATGGGGGCTCTGGGACGCGCCGGCGGAGGCGTCGGGTCGAGGCGACGCAACAGGAGAGGTTTTTTTGGTGGATACATAAATCTAGACATTCCAACAATAAATGTTGCTAGTATTAGAATTAATAGGGGCGCCCCAATTGTGATATCACCTCCTCCCTTCTTTGGGCGCCGTCGTTCATAAATCCAAGCAGGGATCCACAGAAGTTGTAAGATAAGAGGTGAATAAAATATAGATACTGGGATGGAAAAAAGAAATAAAAGGCCCACAAAATGATAAACTTTCCAACCACCCATATTAATAATGTGAAAGAATTTAATTTGTTTAATCGGATAGAATTAAAGTGAGACCGTCGAAATCGCCAGAATTGAGTTCGTAATCGGCGCATATTTCGGATGCTTGTTGTTCGCTGTAGTGATTTTCTCCTTTTTGGGGCGCTTGAGATTTCATAGTGGTTTTTATTCTAATTACGATAAACTCGGATCCGTAAATGTTTTTCAGAGCGCGGTATTCGTTTTCAAAGCGCAAATCGTCTATTACAACGAAGCTATTTTCGTCTTGCGATTCGCATTGGGCTTCGTATTTTTCCACGTCGCGAATAGTTTTTCGAGCAAAAACGTCTTTATCCACGGAGCGCATCGCATCTCCTATATTTTGCAATAACAGGCGATCTTTGTCTTTCATATCGTAATAATCCCGCGCAATTTCTTTTAGACCCGTGGCAAAACTGAATATTTTGAAATTGTAATTCTGAGAGAGCCAGTTTGCCATAAACGACTTGCCAACGCCAAACTTGCCAACAAATGCAACCCTATTTGCGAAATAGGTCTGCATTTATTATTAAATAAATAATGCGGCAGTTTTTAATATTTTAAAGTTTTTCTATTTTACCTGGAATCTATGGCCAAATTCGCCAATTCATCGGCTTTTTCGTTCCATTTGTTGCCGGCGTGCCCCTTGACCCAAACAAAAGTCCACCCAACATTGAGTTCTGTTATTATTTTTTGCGCCTTTTTTTTTAGTTCGATTAGGTGGGGTTTATTGCATTTCCACACTCCGTGCATTTGCTTTACGATAAGGTCGCTATCCGTATAAATGGCTATTCTTTCGTCCTCTTTTACGCCTCTTTTTTTAATATTTTCCAGGGCGAGAATAACTGCAGTATATTCTGCTACGTTATTGGTTGTTTTGCGGCCAACGTATTCGCTTATTTCTTGAGTAATTTCTGGGTAAAAAATTATGGCTCCAGCGCCTCCTGGGCCAGGATTTCCTCGGCAAGCGCCGTCGGTGTAAGCTTTAATGGTGCTCATCTTTAATATACTCCAGAGCTTATTTTTTAAATATCATTCGCATTTTGAAGAACAAACTTCTTCCAACCCTGTTGTGTTCTCGGGCCCTTGTACGGTATTTTATCACCATTTTTAGATACTAATAGGATTGTAGGGAAGCCTTTAACACCTAACGATTTGACTATTTGCGGTGATTCGTCGACTTCGTAGTCTTGAATAGAGACGTTACCATTGGAAGTATTAATGACGCCGTTATTTTGTTTCTTGAATAAATCCCACTCTTTTAGGGGTTCCGAGTCGTCTTTGCGCTTTATCGCTTTGCAGTGTCCGCACCATTTTGCCCAGCAAAGGATAATACGGGCTTGGTGTTCTTCGTTTGCAAATTGTTCTTTTATGCATTTATTTTTGAAGCCTTCCATTCCAAGGAAAAACCAACATACTATAAGAAATGCTGCGATAATTCTTCTTATGGCGCAGAATGAAAGTTGCATTATTAATTAATACAAATATTTAAATTCTCCGTTTTTTCGCATCCACTCTCCCACCGCACTCTCTTCCAAAATTTTATCAACGGAATATTTGCAACACATCCCGTTGTATTTCCAGGGGTATTTAATAGGACAACCTCCAGAACCGTAAAAGAGAATTCTGGAATTTCTCAGCAATAACTTATTATCTTGGCATTCTGCTCGATTTAATATATTTTTAGAGGCTTCTTCCATCGTCGAAGCAAAGAACCCGTGACAGACCCAGATCCACAATAAGGCCACAAATCTCATAGTTTTTGTTAAAAATATGTGCGATATCAACTTAAGTAAGTTAACGTGTTTATTCTCAGTGTGTATATTTGTACCATTGTGACGCACCCTAAAAATAAGGATGTACTCTGTTTAAAAAAACATCTAAGTACATTATTACAACACCCTTTTCTATGCAACACGAAGAGACCAACGAAGAAGAACTGAAACACGTCAAGTGGTTGGCGTTGGCGAAGATAAAAGAAGGAGCTTCTCTTAATGTTGTTAAGAAGTTGTTCATCTACGAAGTGGAGAGAAAAGGCATATACGCAAACGACAGTATGTGGATTTACTTGGCAAAATCTACGCCAAGTTACTGTTTCTCACCCCCGTTTTTGGAAGGATTTAAGACGGAATCGTTTTCGTGCAGTGCATTGGAACAAGTAGCGACGATTCTAAACCCGTAAAAAATCGAAATCAAAAATCAAAAATCGAAGAAAAATAAAAAAACAAAACACCTTTTAAATCACGTAAACAATATTCAAACATGATTATGTCAAACAAAACAGAGGAATTCTGCGCACTTGCTGCTTCTCACGCAAAAATGTCGCCAATGCTACAGAAACACGGTTGCATCGCAGTTGTTAACGGTAAAGTTGTGGGAAAGGGGTATAATAACTACAGGAACTATTCTAAAGATGGGTTTATTAGGGCGTGTTGTTCTTGCCACGCAGAAGTGGCAGCGATACGGGATGCTTCTAAAAATATGAGGTTGCGATGCGTAAATCCCTTAGTAGTTCGTGGCTAATAATAGTAAAATTAAAAAAACAAACAATATATTAAAATTTTTCAAAAAAATGGTTCTATTTGTGGCGAGACTGGATAAAATGGATAATCTTAAAGATTCTCAACCCTGCAGCCATTGTTACAAAGTGATAAAAAAATTGGGAATAAAGAAAATAGTATATTCAACCGACCAAAATAACTATGACTATTGTAAAACTGTAGATTACGAGCCTAGTAGTATAAGTTTAGGTTATAGTTATATACGGGATGGATATAAGAAAATCACAAAAAAGAATTAATATAATCGTACATAACTTTTACCTTATCTTCAATGAGTAAGTTGTCGTCTAACATACAGACAATTTCGCTGTCGTATTTTTTAAGCCATTCCGTATGATAGTACTCGCAAGCTTCGACGTAATTAGCATTTATTTCCTGCTCGCCCGTTCTGTTTCTTTTTTTGATGCGATTCATGCATTCTTGGCAGTTTGTGTTGAGGAAAATAAACCGATGTTTATTTAGATTTTTTTCGAAACTGTCGAACCAAAGTTTGTATATTTGAAATTCGGCTTTGTTAATTAGGTTCTGATCGTGTAACATTTGAGCAAAAACGTTGCAATCCGTATAAACGCTCCTTTCGGAAATAATAACGGCGCCTGGGTTCTTATTGAGTACGTCGTTTATGATATTAAGTCGTGTAATGTAAGCAAGCATTTGGAAAGAAAAGGCGTATTTATTTTTGTCTTCGTAAAAAAGTTGAATAATGTCTTTATTGCCATCGTTTATTTCGCGCCAAAGCTCGACTGGTTCCTGCAAAAAAATCAACTCTCGACCTTTCATAGTTTTTGGAAGCTTGTTTCTTAAATCCTCTACGAACGTAGATTTACCAGACCCGATATTACCTTCAATGCTAAAAATCATCTATAAATTATAAAGTAATTAATTTTTAAGTTTATTTAAAAAAATGGCAGTTATCAATAATATCAAAAGTAATATGAATACTAACGTTACAAATGTTACAACCGGCCAAGAGGCAAGTATCCCCGATTTTCAAGGGTTAGTTGCGCCTGGACCTACAATACAACTGGAGCCTTCCGAAGTAAAAAGATTTACTACACCTCATATGTCGAGAAAAGACTTGGAGAATATATTGGGTTTTAGACCGAAAGGTTTGGATATCTATAGACAATCTTTCGTTCACAAATCCATATTGCGAATCGTAAAAATGCTGCCAGAAGAAGATGTTCCGTCTTATATGTTCGAGTCGAACGAACGATTAGAATTTGTAGGAGATGCTATATTATCTACGGTAACTGCCGTGTATCTTTACAAAAAATTCCCGGATAAAGACGAAGGATTTTTAACTAAAACTAGGTCGAAACTTGTAGATACCAAAGCGCTTAGCAATTACGCAAGAAAGAAGAGACTAGGCGACCATATGCTTATGAGCCGTCATTTAATACAAATGAATGGAAAAGATAAGGACAAGATGTTGGAGAACGTGATGGAAGCTGTTATAGGCGCAATTTATTTAGATTTGGGTCTGGACCATGCTACCAAATTTGTGCATAATCTGTTTGATAATATGACAGACTGGGATATTGTCCTTCAAGATTCAAATTTCAAGGACCAAATATTGCGTTACTGTCAACTCAACGGATTAGAACTTCCTGTTTACGAAATAGTTAAGACCGAAGGACCACCTCACGAGAGGACTTTCGAAATGAAAGTTCTCGTAGGGGGGCGTATTGTGGGAACGGGCTGGGGTAAAAAGAAAACCAACGCCGAACAACAAGCAGCCCAACAAGGAATGCTTTTTCTAAATAAAAATCGTGTCAATTAAATTTTTAATTTTTAATTTTTAATTTTTTTTAGAAACTTTTGTTTTTAAATTTTTCTGGATTCGCGTCGCTGCTTTATTTTTCGTTTTAGATATTCTTTTACCAAAACCCGACCGCGGCGACATATCGCGAAACATACCCGCGACCGAATCAGCTGCTAATCCTTCACTAGGTCGTGGTTCGACAACCGCGGGATCTAAAGCCGTAGTTATTCCGGCCTGACGACCCCTTTCCGCGGCCATCAGACGAGCCCTTTTTTCGCGGAACGCCCTCTGTGCTAATTGCACTCCTTTCTTTTGCCTTAGGAACTGTTTCCGTTCTAACGATTGCGCCTCTGGATTTCCTCGTCTCACCTGCTCGGCAAGGCGAGTTTTAGCGAGTTCCCAAACCCGTTTAGTACGGCTTACATCTGAAGATGGTACGGGTTGCCTCGGTTGCAACGGTGCCAATTCTATTTCTGACGGTAAATGTGGTGACGTAGGGGGGCGTACCTGCGTTCTACTACGTCGAACTCTTCGAGCAAGTCTTCCAGCAGTTGGTACCGCTCGTGCTGCAGCGGCAAAGGGGTCACTTGCTGGAGTAGATCGACCGGATGGCGGTAGCAATGACCGTGTTGAGCCTGAAGTGCTTCGAGATGTGGGCGATGGTTCGCGCGGTAATAGAGGTGCGACGTCTTCTGTCCTTATTACTTCTGCTTGTGGTGGTAATTTTACCCCAAACATTCGTTCATACGCGGTAAGTGGCCTGCGGAGTTCTCGCTCAAGTCTCGCGCGTTCTTCAGCTTGGCGGGCGGTGCGGGCGGCTTGCCAAGTATTCCATCGTTCACTCCAAGTAGGTTGAGCTTGGCCGTAAATAAGTTGGGGTGGTGCGGCGGGGGGATGAGGTCTGGTGTCCATTTGCCAGGGGGTGAGTACAGGTGATTGATCTATCCAGCGTCTCATAAGATTTCTAATGTGAAGAATGAGTATAAATACGGCGATGAACCAGAGAATGTAAGTTATATTTTTCCAGGATTGCCAGTCGTCTAATTTGCTGACATCTCCGTTATTAGCGGGTATTTTTTCTGGTTCTATGTTATCTATATATTTTTTGGTATTTTCATCGGTGCAACCGTCAGATTTGTATTCAATTTTATCAAAGTAAGAATTTGCAAGAGATACTGATGGCTTAACCCACAACGTACAAAATATAAGCAGAACGAAAGGAAAGAATAAGGAAACCCAAGTTCTCCAAGTCCTGTAAATGCTAGTTTGCATCGTTTGGATGTGCGGATAAGTTCCGAATAAGCCTCTACTTTCGCTTTTAATAAGCTTATGCGCTTGTTGAAAATATGGAGTATAATCACCAAACGGTCTTTGCAGTCCCCGCCACCTGGTCTGTATCCTTTTTGCGGCTATATCTTCATCTTTCCTAGGCTGAAAAGGTGCGGTACGAGGTGGCGTAAATACATTCTCAGATATCATTGGGGGCCCGATCCAAGCTGACAATTTTAAAACGCTGAGTAAATATACGCCAAATGCTACGATAAACATAGAATATTGCGAAACGTGAAAATCGCTCATGGGATTGATTTGCGAGCCCGTACCATTGGTAAAAACACCGCTTAAACCTAGACCGACAGTGACAATACCGATGCCAAAATACACCCACTGAGTGAAATTGACACCGGAAGGTTTGGTGTTTGGATAATCGGGGCGGCCAAAGCGCCAACGCAACCTTCCGTCTGGGGCAACAGCTCCTCCCTTGAGGATATAATTTTTGATATCATTTAAGAAATGGACGGCATCGGTAGATTCGCTGACAGATAAATTTCTTGTAATTTCGTTCCAATCTTTCCATGGTCTACGGGTTCTGTTATTTTTTGTGAATCTGTGCTTTCTCGCTGGGGATGCCATATTGTTGCCAGCGAGAATTTCGTTCCAACTAATTCCTGTTAAATTTGAGAAGTTTTCGGGTACTAAATTCTTTGACAATTTAAACCATTCAAATCCTCCCCACATTGGGTAGTATATATATTTGGGGATATCTTGTAAGGCGGGGACTGTTCTTCTTGAAGTAGAAGTTGATAGAGCAATGATATTACATATCATGCATATGCTAATAATTGTCAAAATGCACCATAATATGAATGTTACACTGAAAAACCCAGGTAAAGTATTCTTGACATTGAACCCGTAGCTCAAGTTCCAAAGATCGTTATTATCTTCTGTTTTCTCGTTTGTAAACTGTTCTTTATTTAAAGTTTCGTTAGTTTCTTCGTTAGTTTCTTCGTTAGTTTCATCGTTAGTTTCTTCGTTAGTTTCATCGTTAGTTTCATCGTTAGTTTCATCGTTAGTTTCATCGTTAGGTTCATCGGATTTTTTTTTTACGTACGAATCCTTTAGTGTTTTTGTAATATTGTTATAAGATAATATATTATCTTTTGCAAAGCCAGACAAATCTTGTGTTTTTTTACCAATTTCCATTTACTAAATAGTATATATTATTTTTATCGTTTTCCTTGAAGATGTTAACTGCCCCTTTGTAAATCCGAAAGGGCTCACATATACGGGGTAGTCGTTGATGTAAACCCAGTCTGTGGGCGGGGCGCTCCGTACTGCTGCGGGGTTGACGCCAAGTATTGCCGCATTGGAGATATACCCGCTTGCATAGGCGGTGGGTCTAGAACTTTTTGAGTCTTCCAGAACATTTCTTCGCAAAAAATTATGGTTAAATAAACAAACGGGTAAAAAATGGCAACGACTATTCTGATTAAAGATAGTAAAGCATAAGGCCACGAAAATTTACTATTATTATTATAAAATTTTATCCTTTTAAAAGCGCCTATGACGGCTGCGCCTATAAAAATCCGCGCAACCAACTCGTCATCTACATTTACACCCCAACGGATTGGTTTTAATATTCCACCGTGAATCCGTGTTACGTAGGATTGTACTCGAATAGCATTATCAACAGTAGCTTTCCAAATAGTAGTGGCCAAATCGTCAAAAGCTGCATCGTCTTCAGCTTTAACTTCTTCGGTTGTTTTTTTAGCTGGGGGTGTTTCGACGTCCGGAGATGTTTCGACGACAGGGACGGGTGTGGGTGTAATTTCATTAGTGAATGTATCAAAGTTGTGATTTTCTTCTAATAAAATAATATCATTATCTTCCTTAATTTCAAAATCTTCGTTCGTAAAATATTCCTGGTTAGAACTTTCTGGTCTTTCCATTCTTACTAATAGGTATTAAAAAAAATAAAGATATTTAGTATATCTATTTAGATGCACGAAACGCCTATTAATTTTTTGGCGGGATTTTTCGGGGGGCTCGCGTCATCTGTATTGTTAAGTCCTCTCGACGCGTTGAGAATTCAGCATCAACTTAACGAAAAGACATTAATAGACAAACAAATACTATCGAGAGCAGTAATAGGGTGCGTGTCATCTCAACCAGCCTTTTGGGGGATGTTCTGGGCGACCAGAAATCTTGTAAGAGATAAAATTAATAAAAACTTGGAGCCTTGGGTATCTTCCAGTATAGCAAGCACTCTATGCAATCCCTTATTTTGCTTTAGAACCCGTATTTGCAGTCAAGAGAATTTAAAACATGACGTTAAAACAGTTTGGAAAGGTACAATGAATCTAAAAGACCGTTGGACCCGAGGTTTAGGGTTAACTTATTTTCACAACGTACAGTTTGCGTTTTTGGTTCCTTTGGTTGAGATGATGAGAAATCCTGAGAAAGATACGGCTAGTTCTACAATTTTAAAAACGGCGGTTGGGAAGATTATTGTGGGTACGGTTTGGTATCCGATAGAGGTTTTCAGAACTTTTAAGAGAATGGGGCAAGATAAAAACATCTATGAATTTGCCTTTTCTAAAGAAAAGGGTGTGTTTTGGAGAGGATATCCGATATTTCTTATCAGAAGCGTTCCTCAAACGGCAATTTCACTGGGAACAGCTATGTGGCTGACTGGATGAATCAGAAGAAGTCTCTGCAATCGGTGCTGCAGTAAAACCACTGAACTAAAAAAACTTTGTTATCTATCATGCTTAATGATTTTAGACAAGTGTGGCAAGGAACTACTCCGTGAAAATTGTAGATTATGTTTAGTAATTCTAATGGTAGCGGAACCATTTAATAAAATGTACCAAGAAATAAAACACTAAAAAACATGGCAGTATATTAATAAAAGGAATTATGTTTGATAAAGCTCTAGAACTCGCATCTAAGTTCCCTGATACGTTTGTATTTGGCGGTTATGTCAGAGATGTCATGATAGCGGGATTAGATGAAAGTTACGTTAAAGATCTAGACCTCTTTTTCCAAAAAGAAAGAGACGTCTGGAGCTTCATAGAAATATTCAGCATTTTCTTCCGTAAATTAGACACAACTGTAAACAGAGCAAGAAAAAGAAACGGATATCTTAACAACGACAACGATGTAATAAGTTGCGTATTCATCGACGAAAACAAAAAGTTTTATATCGACTGCGTATTCCCTAACATATACGAGATTCAGATTAACCAACAACTTAAAGAACCCATCACGTACAGAAACGCGGACATGGACGTTAACATGTTTTTCCTAAAACTCGACGGCAATAAAAGCCAAATGCAGATTTGCTCTCTGCCTCACAATTACAATCCCGCAAGCTCCACAAACAGTGATAACAAAAGAGAACTGTTCTTTATAAAAACCCTAGGTGCGATACACCAGTCCAGATTTAACATTTTAAACACGCCAGATCAACTCGCTCTAAACAATAGGCAAAAAACCTGGCCCGACATAAATACCGTAAGGAGCAAGGCAATTAAATTGTTGTGGAGAGCCGAAAAGATGGTTTCCAGGGGTTGGACCCAAGAAAACGAAAACGCCGCGGGAAGGAAGTGGTACGTGGTTAAATTCGGCAATTTGGAGACGTCCTGCGATAAAGGTTCTTGGTCGGATGTGCGAGAAATAGTGCTATCCGAAAGTAAGTGTTCTATATGTTACGGTGATTACGAGAAAGACCACAAGGTCTTGGTAGGTCCGTGCGGTCATACGTGTCACGTTTTCTGTTCTGATTATTCCGCGGAAAAGGATAAAAGAGAGGATACGGGGTTTGTGGGGTGGATAAAGACGGGAATTACTCGTTCTAAGGAGCTTCGGTCTATGAATTTGCCATATGCGCCAACTTGTATGTCGTGTTTGATGTGTAAGCGTTCGATATTTTGAAAAAAAATAAAAAAATTTCGAAAGCCCTTTTAAGGGTGGTAAGTTAGCAAAAATGGATAACGGCAAATCGAATAAAAGAGCAGATAAAAGGACAGCTGCTAAAAAAAAGAGAGCTCACAACGGAAAATACAGTTCAAAACACATTAGAATTGTAGAAGAACAAAAATCAAAAGATAAAAAGATTACTCGTGGTTGCAAGTCTTGTCGTGACAAGGTGTCGAATAAATAGTGAGACCGCAGTACACTTCGGATTCTCCCTCGGCACTGTAATCCTGGTATTCGTAAATACCCATTTCAATGGCCTTTTTTAATATCATCCTAAAATTAGTCCAAAATTCAGTGCCGTGCCCGTATTTTACAGAAGCCATATGCGCCAATTCGTGCAGTATAACAAACATCGCGGTGTTAAGTTCCTCGTGCTCTCGCGTCTCTTTATCTGTGAGACAAACTCGCAATTCGTGGTCTTTGTTAACGATATAAGCTATGGTGGTTTCTGACGGGTCTGTTTCGCGAAGTCTCACGTTCTGCCACCTATCTTTAAGCCGACCTGATTGGCCTTTTGGTGTATCTTCGTTTACTATCCATGGTATGGAGTCGGCCTGATTAACTAATTGGTCGCAACGCCTTCCCATTTTTTCGAATAATTCCATTATTTTTTCTTTGTTTTTTGTGCTGGTTAGCCCGTATTCTTTGGCGCCGTAGCGTTCAAATTGGACGCCGTCGAATATATATATTCCCAGATAGGGGCTAAGTATGTAAGCAATTATAACCGATAATGTGATATAAAGACCTGTTAAAATAAAATCCTTTCTTTCGTTAACTGAACCTTTTGAAAAAAGCATGTCTGTTAGTTTTTCGAATACTTTACAAGAAAACGGAGAAAAAAAAACGATGGAAATCGAAGAAAGTTCATTGGAATATCAAAGTTCATCGGAAGATGCCGAAGAGACTTTAACAGTAGAACTCGGCGAAAGAGAGCGCAAATTATTGTTATTAAACGATAAACACAGACGTATCCATGAAAAGAAATCCGATTTTAAAAGAGAGTGGGTCAGAGATCTTCTTATGAGAAAAGATTTCGAAGATCTGATGATACACAGCATCGGAGACGATTCAGAGAAATGGTGGGAAGCCTGGAACGAAGACGAAATATTAATAATAGAGCGCTGGTTAAAGAGTTTGAAGGCTACAGGTATAGGTTGTCTCCCTTTTTGGACCAAAGATAAGTATCTGCTGTCGCGAGTTGCTGGGAAATTGGCTCTTTCTAATTTTCTTTATGATAAGGGGTTTATTGGCGCCAATGACGACTTGCATTACGAAATCATTAAAAATATAAGAGTTTTTGTGAATAACACGTACAGAAACGAAATATTCATTTCTGAATATTGCAGGCATCCTTTTACGTCGAGTGGTTTCCATAAGAAAATAGATGAATATATAGGAATAGTTCTCGTAAACTTTGAAAAATGGCAAGAAAACTTGGTAAATAACGTTATAATACCAGAAACTGAAATGATACAGCAATTTCAAACAACCATCCCAGAAAACTCAGAACAGTTCTGGGAACGAATGAATCTTTTGTATAAACAAAAGGATAAACTGTTTAAAAAATATTACACAGAAACAAGCCAACAAACAAACAAAAACTGTTCCGATTTTTGCTCTTCAAGAGTCGATTTTTCGTTTGGTTGTGTGCCTAAGCCTTCTAGAAATAATAGAGCCGTCGTTTCTAACGAAGCTCCTGATTTTTTTGACGATACAACAATATTGTGGGAAAAGTACGAAGTCGCGAAGCGAGAATCTGAAAATTTGGAAGAATTAGTGGATATTGAGTGGAAGCTTTTTAAAGTTTACGAAAGCAGATTAGCCGAGAAAAATCCGAATTACTTTTTTAACGTTTTAATACAGAAAGACATGCCTATTATAAACATAAAAGATTACAACCCCAAAGACGGACAAAACTGTTCTTGTTTGTGCTATTGGGTAGATTTTTTGGAGCTAATATACGGGATTTTTATATGCATTCTATTGGCGTATTTGCCCGTAACCGACATCATAGAATTCGAAAAAGACAGAACCAACATCATACTTTTGATAGAATTTTTCTTCAATATAATTCCTCTTTTACAATTCATATCTGGCAATTTTTATTACAACAGCCCACATTTCAGAGGATTTCTAATAAACAGACTAAACCGCGCGAGCAAACGACACAACGAATTTAATAGGGCTCCGTGCCACACAATGTGGATTACAATGGGTCTTACGGTATTATTATCAAGTTTGTACGCTTTAATGCTTGTGTTTTTTTACGAATCGAACGATTTAGAAATATTGATGGGCACTTTTTATTGTTTCTGGTCGGTGCCAAGCATAATTTACAACGCCTCCCTTTTTTACATGGTATTCACCGAACATCTAAGCGAAATAAAGTGGATTTGCAAGAGAGTCGAAGAGGGATACGGCTCTTTGACATTTTCAAACAAGAAGGACGACGCGCGCAAATCCTCTAAAAATATAAGATTTCAAAAATCGTGCATTTTCGAAAACTTCCCAGAGCAAAAAGAACCCATCGATATTAACGAGCTCGTCGTGCGAATTAGCGACTTTAGAAACGACCTCGAAACGTCATTCGACGCTTTTAACGCCATTTATTCATATTCCTCGTTATTCGGATTCATCGGAACCACCTTCATACTAGCCACAACCGTCAATAACATACGCCGCAAAACGCTCGTTTTTGAATTTTTAAACGACGGTCACGTGGGAGTTGTGGCTTGCGTCTGGTCCGTTGTTTTCTGCTTTTTCACCTATATAGCCAAGCAAATAGAAGACAAGACCCTTAAGTTAAAAGAATTGCTTAGTAAGCCTTTTTATACGCAGCTTTTTTTGAGAAGGCACAAAGATATAGGGGTCCATGATAACATCATGAGATTTCCTGAATGGAAAAGAGACCAGCTTTTATCTCGAAAACAAACCGACATAACGTTGGATTGGGCCGTTCTGAACGACGTTATTAACGCGGATTGGTACAAATTCAACGTATTCGGATTTACAATAGTGCCTAACATCAAAAAGGTAAGCGCCAGTATCGCAGTCTCTCTCTTCGTTGCCGTATTAGCAACTATCTGAGCTTCTTTATAGGCGCCTTTTTATCAGAGCTTGCATGAACCAGAAAACACGTTCGGAAATTCATGTATTTATTCACGATCTTCTCTATTTCCGACGCCCTTATTTTACGAACCCCCCGAATAATACTTTCAACAGGCGTGTATTTACCCCAAGTCACCAACTCTTCGCCGTACATCTCCACTATGTCTTTACTCGTCAACACGCTATACCGAACTAAATGCTCCAAATAAAGGTCCCTGTGACCATTAAAATGCAGAGGCTTAAAATTTTCTACGACACTGCGGACCGCTTTCACGCATCGCTCAACTTTGCGCGTGTCGCAGCTCCACTCTACCTCTATCAAAATACCGTAAGGTTCTATAAGAGCATCGCAGCTTACGGAATAAACAAGGCGTAATTTGCCTCTTAATATTCGATAAAGAAGGGAGTCCAGACCGCTTGCCAGTATTCGAGTGGAGATGTGGATGGTGTTCTTAGTTTTGTTTTTGAGTTCTTGGCCCAGGGGTTTGTTGTAAAAAACGAGTTTGCACTGTGATTTTTCTACTTCTGGTCTTTTAACGTGAATGACGCGTTTATTGTCTGGGAGTGGCGCAGTTAGCATATCGGGTATTTTGAATCGGGTTCCAGTTTTTCGAGTTTTTACGAAATTGGGAAGTCTGTTCGACCCAGATATAACGATAAACATATTGTTTTTGTAATATTTTTCGTAATACTTCTTGAGATTTTTGCTGTTAAACTTCGGCAGAGCCTTTAACATGGGTCTCACGTCATTTCCTCTCAAATAAGAAGAGCCTGGGAACAAAACTTTCATCGAGGCCAATTCCGTGTGATATTCCGTGGAGGAAAGCAAAGACAGCAACTCTTGTCGAACCGCGTGGGCTTCCCGTTTTACGTTTTTGAAAGTGGGGTTTTTCGCCAGTTTCATTAGATATTTCAAGCAAAAGTCGAGGTGTTTCGGGGGCGTCGAGAACCAGTACCGAACGAAGCCTCCGTGCGTTTCCGCGTTTTGTTCGAGGCCCATTCTTGCGATGTCTTTGTCTATATTATCGGCCGTTGAAAGAACGTGCTCGAGAAGGTGATTAACGCCGGGTTTATCTTTAGGTTCTTCGAATGTGCTGTGAGCTACGTACAAGCATACGGTAATGTATCCTTTTAATTTGGGGTTTGGCAGTTGAATTAAAGGTAATTCGTTCATTTATAATAAAAAACATATTTAAATGAACGAATGTTTTAAGACGCTCGTGTTTTCTTCAGGAGGAGTTCACGGACTTTTGCTTCTTGGAGCCGCAAAAGAACTGGTCGAGCAAGATGTAATTTCTTCTGTGACGCATTATATTGGCTGTTCCGTCGGTTCTATTATCTGCGGAATATTGGCGTGCAAAATAGATCCTCTAACCGTAATATCCGATTATTTGTCTTTGGATATTTGCGATTGGAACAATAGAATTTCTCCAGTTGAAGGGTTGATTAAATCCGCTCGATTTAGAATTTTTCTTAATAACTTGTTCGGTGAAAAAATGCTTAAAGACGTTCCCTCCAGACTCACGTTTACTACTTTAAACCTAACCAAAAAGAAGCTCTTATACATAGATACAACGACTCATCCCAATATAAAACTGGTAGATGCAATCATGATGTCGTGCTCCATACCGTTCTTATTCCCCATTATTAAACACCAAAACGACATTATCGTGGACGGCGGCATCACAGACCCCTTTCCCATTCACAAGACTGAAAATCCCAACGAAACGCTGGGCTTTAATATCGTGGCACCCTTTTTTACAGAAGGCGACAATCCCAACTCGTGGCTCTCTATTTCTTACATGATATACGACGCGATAAGGGCTCAAATTAGAAATCTGCAAGACATTTCAAAATATAACGTCTTGCATATTCCCAGCATCCCAGAACTGAAGAATATAATAAGGTGCTCGCCCGAGGAAAAGGTATTTCTTTTTCACAAGGGCAAGAATTTCACGAAGGTTTATTTGCAAGCCTACGCGGAAAGACTCGATATGCAAAACAACGACGTCAATGTCTATCAAGAAGAGCGCGACTCCGAAATCCAGTAATTAGTTTTGCTAGCCGATATCGAAAATACTTCTTCCATCCTTTTCAAAACTGACGCTTCGTTCGTTTCGTTCGTTCCGTCGTGTTCTACGTACCACGGTCTCGATACGTAATTAATAGAGTGGCCTCGGCATACTTGTTTTATATTTTTGTCTGGATATACAGTTTCTTTATTGCCGCCTGACAAAAAATGCACGAGTACATCCGTCTTATTTTCACGTAATCGGTCTATTATTTCTGTAATTTGTTCGTGTGGGAGTTCTTTTTCTCCTATAGAGAGCAGTAATACCACATTTATGAATTCTTTCGGACCGTTCCATTTTCTGTTAATCAGTTCTTGTTCTTCTTCTATTTGGTCTATTTCTGTCGTATTATTATTCTGGGTTTGAATGTCATTTATTTCGTGTTCTTCGTGTTCTTCGTGTTCTTCGTGTTCTTCGTGTTCTTCGTGTTCTTCGTGTTCTTCGATTTCCTTGGGGGTTTCGGTTTCTTTTTTGGAACGATTCGATTGAGCGGTTCTTCTCGAAGGCATTATTTCTATATTTTTAAGTTAAAAAGGAATATGTCTTTAAACTTAATTATTAAACTCCACGCGAATGTATACGCTCTTTACATTAGAAGCGGTGCCTTGCGTCGTTTCTTCCTCTGATGCAGCAGACCTTATCAATTCTGCTAAAGTCGCATCTTGTATCTTAGTACCATCGGCGTCGGCTTCTCCTTGTCTTACAACGTCAAGTTGCAAGTGACATTTTTTACCGGTAGCTTGATTTACAATAGTTGGACTGATACCACCGAAGGTTCCGCCTGAGGTCATACACTGATCTAAAGTCGAACCAGACGGTATGATGGTAGTAGCTGAAGCACCACCTTCAACCGTGTGTGTATAAGTTCTTGTATATGACATTGTTTTTTATTAATAATAGCAATATAAAATAATTCTTTAAATAAATGTTTTATAGAATTTTGAAAGAACGTTCAAATATTGAAATAAAAATCAGGTTTTATACGTAAAGAAAATGTCGGTGAGTAGCTCAGGTGCTTCAGTAACTACGTACGGTGCTTATACAATATACAGTTTTTTGAACGGGACGGGATCATTGACCGTTTCAAGTTCTACCATCTCTGGCGTAGATGTATTAATTGTAGGCGGAGGTGCAGGAGGTTATCCCGGCGGGAGTGGCGGTTGGGAAGGAGGAGGCGGAGGAGCAGGTGAATTAATCTATAAAACGAACCAAACATTTACGGTTGGAACTTACGGTACGACAGTTGGTTATGGGGGCGGTTCTGGTCAAAACGGAGGTTACAGCCGTTTAACCGGTTTATCCACGACCTTAACGGCGAATGGCGGAGGTACAGGCACAAGAGCAACAGGCACAGCGCTGAACGGAGGAAGCGGAGGAGGTGCAGGGCACAATGGTGGCATAAGCAAAGTAGGTAAAGCTAGATCCGGAACATCTGGAGTAAATTATACGACACAGAGCAGCAGAGATCGCCTCGATGCATCAACAAGTGGCAACGACCAAGTAGGACATTTTGCATATTCAGGAGGATACAAGGCGAGCGGCGGAAATCACGGCGGCGGAGGCGGTGGTGCCGGAGGGCACGGTGCTGCTGGAAGTAGCGCATCTACTGGAGGTTATGGTAAAAGTTACACCATCAGAACGGGATCTGCGCAATGGTATGCAGGAGGAGGAGGAGGAGGTGCGCGGACTAACACCTCCGTACCAGGTGGTTCAGGAGTCGGTGGATACGGGGCTTCCACCAGCGGAAGTGGCCCTCTCGCGGGAGGTAACGCAACACCAAATACAGGAGGCGGCGGGGGAGGGTCCGTTCACAGCAGTGGGAGTAACATCGGCGGCAGCGGGGGAAGAGGTATAATTGTTATACGGTTGCAACTGGCATCGGTGCCAGATCCTCCTACAAGTGTTGCTGGTACCTTAGGAGATACGGAAACTACGTTGTCATGGACGGCTCCTTCGTATGCGGGAACAACAGCTATCTCGGGGTATAAAATAGAGCAAAGCACAGATAGCGGGTCAAATTGGACCGTAAATACGGCGAATACAGGCACAACGGCCGTTACGAAAATAATCACGGGTTTAACGAACGGTGCCACTTACCAGTATCGCGTGAGCGCAATAAACAGCAATGGAACGAGTATTGCAAGTACGGCTTCTAGTAACATAACACCGAGTACGCCTACTGTTCCAAGCAGTCCTACTGGTATATCTGGAACGGCTAATAGCGAGATGGTTAGTTTATCGTGGACTGCCTCAATCGAACATGATGATGCACCTGTAACAGGTTATAATATACAGCACAGCACAGATAGCGGTTCGAATTGGACTGATAGTACAGCAAATACTAACAGCAATTCTACTACGTATAACGCAACAGGGCTTACGAACGGTATTGCATATATATTCAGAATCCGAGCCTCGAGCACGGAGGGGTGGGGAAACTACAGTTCAAATAGTGCGTCATTTACACCTAGATCGTTTTCCATAACTGCAACCGGCCCGGCTCCGTCAACTATTACAATAAACGGTGTCGATCACTATCTTCACACATTTAGTTACAATTCTTCGTCGCAAACAAGTTCTAACTCAGGCCAAACCAGTTACACTGTAACTGTAAGTGGAGCTGCCTCAAGACAAGTAGATATGCTTATTGTTGGCGGAGGAGGTGGAGGGGGGACTAATTTTTACGACACCAACACCCGGGATGATAGGGACGGAGCAGGTGGAGGCGCGGGAGGAGTAGTTCTCATCACTTCTTATAATTTCCCAAGTGACGGAACTTATAACTTCGTAGTGGGACGCGGAGGAAATCCTGGAATCTACGATCAAGTATCGGAACCGGCAACGGCAAACGGACCCGACAATGAAAAAATAGGCGTTAATGGCCTAAGAGGTAAAAAAAGCTACGTAATATCTGCTGGCGGTACAGGCATCGCTCTCGCTGGAACTGGAGGTGGAGGTTCGGGACATGCTGGTGCCGGAAGTAGTTATTGGGGGGCGGGTAGTATATCCTGGAGTGCAGGCCCGCGACCACTTAACGGTGACGGAAATGGAGCATCGGGAGGTGCTGCTAGAGCAACCCAGAATGCAGGAACAGGCGATTCAGTTGGAGGGTCGTCTTGGTCGGGGTCTTACCCAGAAGGAAAAGAAAAGGGAGGTAATGGGAGTTATTACGGTAACTACAGAGGGGGTAGGGGCGGAGGAGGTGGAGCGGGGACTGACATGTTCGGGAGCACTCCTAGTAACAACGCTGTAAACGGAGGAACTGGGTATACAAGTTCTTTTACAGGTTCAAGTTATACGTATGGGAAGGGAGGGGACGGAAACAGAAGTCCAACGTCCTCCGCCGCAACTTTAGGATCTGGAGGGGAGGGTTATAGTAGCGGTTCGCTTAACACGTCAAATATAGCTTACAGAGCACGGAAAGGGGGCGACGGAGTAATTTATTTGAGGTATATTGCAACACCAACTGTGCCCGATCCTCCGACAAATGTAGGTGGTACGATAGGGAACCAATTGGTTAATTTATCTTGGACGGCTCCTTCGTATCCGGGGTCATCTGCTATTACGGGGTATAAAATAGAGCTAACCACAGATAACGGGTCAAATTGGTCCGTAAATACGGCGGATACAGCTTCAACGGCCGTTACGAAAACAATCACGGGTCTAACGAACAATACCACTTACAAGTTTCGCGTGAGTGCAATAAACAACGTTGGAACCAGTACTGCAAGTACGGCTTCAGCTAACTTGGTTCCAAATTTGTCGCCGCCAGATCCTCCGACGGGTGTATCTGGCACGGTAGAACACGAACAGACGACTTTATCTTGGACGGCTCCTTCGTTCGTAGGAACATCGGCTATTACGGGGTATAAAATAGAGCTAACCACAGATAACGGGTCCAACTGGACCGTAAATACGGCGAATACAGGCACAACGGCCGTTACGAAAATAGTGACGGGTCTAACAAACTTGACGTCATACAAATTTCGCGTAAGTGCAATAAACAGTGATGGAACCAGTAATCCAAGTACGGCTTCAGACACCATCTCTCCAACTGGAAATCCTGGAGACATTTCAAGCAATAATATTTTGTTATCACATTTACAAATTGCTTACAATCAAGTTAATAATCCAACCGACCTTGCAAATCCAATTGGTTTAAGCGAATTTAAAGGGTGTGAATATATAGTAACAACTACCATAACAGAAAACGAAGGTCAAAGTACATATACAACTCCAGGTTCCTATACGTGGACATGTCCTGCTAATATTACCAGTGTATCCGTTGCTTGTTGCGGCGGAGGAGGTGGAGGATGCTATTATTCCAATACTTCGAACACCGTTAAGTATCCAATGAATGGAGGAGGCGGAGGAGGTCTTGGTTGGAAAAATAATATATCCGTTACACCAGGCCAAAATTATGATGTAGTTGTTGGTGCTGGAGGGGGCAGTGGTCTATACTACACCGGGACCGGCGCCGCGCAGGATGGTGGGACATCTTATTTTATTAGTACATCTACTGTAAGTGGTACTGGAGGGGCAGGTGGGCGATACAACCAAGACATACTCGGTGGTACTTATACTGGCGATGGAGGTGGTGATGGAGGAGCATCCTCAAACCACCTTAATAGCTACGACTCCGGCCCAGCAGGTGGAGGCGGTGCAGGTGGATATTCAGGTAACGGGGGAGACGGACGACAAGAAAATAGCGGGTTTGCAGCTGCGAGTGGTAGTGGAGGTGGTGCTGGAGGTTGGGATAGTATTTCAACTAATGCAGAATCGAGCGGCGGTGGAGGTGTAGGATACGAGGGTAAAGGAACTACTGGAACAAGTCAATCACAAGGTGGATCTGGGGGAAATGCGGGCGGTACTACTACTTCAAATCAGAATGGTGGCAATTACGGGGGTGGTGGTGGTGGAGCTTCTAGTAGTTACTTTGCCAATGGCGGAGATGGCGGAGATGGTTTTGTAAGAATAATTTGGGGAGGTAATCGTGTATTTCCAGATACAAATACAGCGGATTCTACGGGTACGTTTAATATTGATACTGATGTTACACATAGTATGCCAGATACAAATTTAAATATAAATTCCATAAGAGGTCATAAATTTAAGAATATGACTCCGATTATGACAATAACTTGTGTTGGAGGACAAAGTGGTGCTAATATTAATAACGGAGATTCGACTAATGATACGTATATAACTTTAACTTTTACTTCAAGTGAGCCAACTTCCAATTTTGCGCAAAGTGATATAAGTGCACCCAGCGGAACTATATCTTTATTTTCTTCTACTTCTTCTACTGTATATACTGCGAGATTTACTCCAACCAGTTTGACTAACGACACAGACCATACTATTAGTTTATCGCAGGGTGCTTATACAAATAATAAAACTACTATTGGGTGCCAGAATAACGCCGTACAATTTGTTTGGACTTATATAACATTTGTAGGTACAGATATTAGAACTTCTTTTTATGAAATTTCAAATAGATTCCTAAATTCACAAACATATATGAATAACTCTGGTGATTATAATGGTCCTTACGACGTAGGTGAAGTTCAACAGGGTTATACAGGCAATAATGTTAGACTTTATCTCGTCCATAAAGTAACTGCAGTCACTACATATTATAATGATACTCCGATTGCTGCTGTTATACATCTAAACGCTTCTGACGTGATTCAAAATAGCTGGATTTTTAGTACCAATAATGGTGGAAGTGGTAGCGGATGGCAAACAGTAAGTAGTGGAGTTTCAGCTTCATCTACGGTAGGTACTGGTTTTACTCCTCAAACTGCAAGTGGTTACACGTATGGGACCCTTTACAGTGCTACCACCACGAAGTTTGGATGGGCGACAGGAACAGGTTCGGCTTATACTGGTGCTGCCGACGGCATTGCTGCGAATACTACAAGTTTTCCTGTAGGTAATGGTACTGTTAATCAATCAAGTGGAACATATTATATGTTTAGAGAATGTAGCGGCGCTGCGCGTTATCATTGCGCAATTGCTAGAAGTCCACAATTTAACATTGCAAATGGAGATAAAATAAGAGTAGTTCACGCATTAACTGGTCCAACATCAGAAGCAAGCAACATTGATCCTGATGATAGCATATACATTGGTGTATATTAAAAATATAATAATATAATAATGGCGATTATAGGGTTATATATTTATAAAAAAAATTATGATATTAATACTGTAGATTTAGAGAAAATACTACAAGCATACTATATATTAGACGAAATAAATTGTTATTACGAATACACAGGCGAAACTAATTTAAAAGAAATGTTTGTAAATTTAACATTGAATATTTATAGAAATCAAAATGAACGTAATAATAGAAAAAATTTAATTGATAATATTTCCATTACAAAAAAAATAAATAAAACTGACGATTTTGACAATTTATGGACTACGTTCTACATTCAAATAAAACAGGATTTAATAAATGAAAATACTCTTTATTTAAAAGAAATATTAAATGTAGATGTTCTCCCAGATGAATATAAGGACTTAATTACATTTAACGATATTTAAATGTGTAATTATATTAAAATGGGAATAAAAGGCACATACTTCCCTTTACCAACCGCCTACGATACTATCGAAAGTACTTATAATAGCAAAATTAACGAAGCGTATTATATAATTGATAATATCAAGGTAAATAACATATATCAAGAAGATATATCTGATGACATGTCTGGCAACGAATACACCAATTTATTAATTCAATTAACTGTATATAATAATTACGACGAACGTCTTAATACAACATTCGAAACTCGCAATGAATTAGAAATTATAGATTTTTATTTAATTATAGATAATAAATCCACTTCTTTGGATGTACTATGGGACTATTGTTACAATAACGTTACACCTATATTAAGAACTTTTTTAGAACAAAGATTGCTAATTAATTACTCTCACGCCGTATTAAACGACGAATATAAAAACGGCATTAATTTAGAAAAATTATAACACTTTCATTCATAAACGACCGCGTTTTAACTCTTCTACTTCCTTCTTCAACTCTTTTATACACTCTATCAACAAAGGAACCATCTTATCGTATCTCACACCCTTATAACCATCATCTCTATTTTTTACAACCTCTGGCAATACAGCTTCTACTTCATGTGCAATAACACCAACGTCACTACCCTCATTTTTATGAATTTCAGAAAACCCCCCCTTCCAATCGAATCGGTACCCACTTATCTGCGCTATCGCTTCCAACGGGTTTTCTAAAATTTGTAAGTTTTCTTTCAAACGAGAGTCACTAGTGGAAAATGCTGTTATATCTGAAGTAGCCGTTATACTACCCGTTACTTGCAGTTCAACTGTTGGGTCTGTCGTACCTCCAATATGGACATCACTATTTCTATATATATTTCCAGAACCAACGTCCGTCCATTTACTGCTACCACCTCCACCTCCACCTGATTGTGCAACCCAACTCAAAACTCCGCTACCGTCAGTTTTCAATACTTGGTCCGCATCTCCATCGTTCTCTGGTAACGTAAGAATGTAAGTAGCATTTGCGCTATGAGGAGGCCCCTTTATTGTTATAGCATGACTATTGTTCTCGCAATTTAATTTAATTTGACCCGAACCTCTAGTGGCATTACCTTTTATTATTACATTACCACTTCCGTTTGGATCCAGCTCTATATTACCGTTGCCAGCACCGATACGCAAGGCCTCCGAGCCCCATGTACCGCCTGTATGAAATTTAAAACCATCGCTGTGGCTATATATTATTCCACCATGCGCGGAAGTAACGCTGCTACCAAAATATATGTTACTATCGCTGTTAGTTGGTGTAAGAAAATTCATAGTGTTATGTGTATCGCTTTCAATTGTGAAAATCGTACCCGTCCATGGATGGGTGGTCCCTGCCGGGATTCCGCAATCGCCTGTTTTTAGATGTAATAAACTCCCAGGGGAGTCTGTCCCGATGCCTATCGTTGCTGATGTCGCTTCTATTCCATCCAATATATTCAATTCATCTTTTGACGCTGTTACTCCATCCAATATATTCAATTCAGCTGTTGTCGCTGTTACTCCATCCAATATATTCAATTCAGCTGTTGTCGCTGTTACTCCACCCAATATATTCAATTCAGCTGCTGTCGCTGTTACTCCATCCAATATATTCAATTCAGCTGTTGTCGCTGTTACTCCACCCAATATATTCAATTCATCTTTTGACGCTGTTACTCCATCCAATATATTCAATTCAGCTGTTGTCGCTGTTACTCCATCCAATATATTCAATTCAGCTGTTGTCGCTGTTACTCCACCCAATATATTCAATTCAGCTGTTGTCGCTGTTACTCCATCCAATATATTCAATTCAGCTGTTGTCGCTGTTACTCCATCCAATATATTCAATTCAACTGCTGTCGCTGTTACTCCATCCAATATATTCAATTCAGCTGCTGACGCTGTTACTAATGTACCATCTAACTTAAGACCATTTATTCCGTCGTGAGATGCAATATCAAAATCATAGGTACCGTCTGAAACAGTTACATTACCATCGACAGTTAGCCCAGTTAATGTTCCTACGCTCGTAATATTCGCTTGAGCTGCATCTGTTACTGTAGCTGCGGTTCCAGTTACATTGCCTGTAACATTACCAACAAATGTTGTGGATGATATAGAAGTAGCACCTGTTACAACGCCAGCGTCGACGCTAATCGTTCCATCAAGAACAATTGCTGAACCAACTGCAGGAGTAAGATTGAGTGCTCCTGATGATGTAATATTATTAGCATCCAAAGATAAATTGTCAACAGTTAGCCCAGTTAATGTTCCTACGCTCGTAATATTCGCTTGAGCTGCATCTGTTACTGTAGCTGCGGTTCCAGTTACATTGCCTGTAACATTACCAACAAATGTTGTGGATGATATAGAAGTAGCACCTGTTACAACGCCAGCGTCGACGCTAATCGTTCCATCAAGAACAATTGCTGAACCAACTGCAGGAGTAAGATTGAGTGCTCCTGATGATGTAATATTATTAGCATCCAAAGATAAATTGTCAACAGTTAGCCCAGTTAATATTCCGACTGTTGTTAGACTACTGTAGAGAACACCGTCACCCAACGTGTCACCAGATAGAACATTAACATTATTTATTTTGAATGTTTTGCCCGTGGCAATATTCCAATTTTGGTTTGATGTCCAATTTTCGTTAGCAATGTCCCATATTATAGTTTTATTTGTGGCTCCTTTTAAAGTTATACCTCCACCGTCTGCTGTGGTATCTGTGGGTGTGCCAACTACACCCATTTCGATGTTTTTATCATTAACTTGTAAAGTTGTACTATTTATAGTTGTAGGAGTACCGCTAACAGTAAAATCACCAGTTACTATTAAATTGCCACCTATATAGGTATTTTCAGCAATACCAACACCGCCACCTACTACAAGTGCACCGGTAGTTGTGCTTGTAGAACTAGTAGTAGCATTTAAACGTGTAATAGCACTAACATCTAGGGTTCCAGCAACCGTCGTGTTACCAGTAGATGATGCCACAGTAAATTTGTCGGTATTAATATCAAAATCGCCAGCAAGTTCTAAAGCGCCTGTAATATACCCTCCTGTTAGAGGGACTGTATTATTCAATTTTCCATGTACTGAATTTAGTTCGGTTTTTAAATAATATTCCATATTGTCTATTTGATTTGATGATGCAACTAAAGAACCCATCATAGTATTTGTCAAATTTCTAAATATCGAATTTTGTTCTTTTAATAAAGTATTATTTTTTATAGTTTCGCCTTGGACGAAGTTGAGTCTTTCCGTATTAGAATTTTGGACGCGTTCAATAGCGTTTATAGCAGATATGTAATCTCCTCTTAAGCTATTGGTATTTTTTACCATCGATATATTGATGATATCTAACGCTTTATCCAGGGAATTTAACGACCCCTGAACGGTGTTAATGCGTACTTTTGCAGCGGTGTCGTTTGCGTCCAGAGTTTCGCTTAGAGCGGATATGCGGAGATCGGTGCCTATCATTTGGCCCTGGACGTAGTTAAGCCTTTCCGTTGTGTAAGTTTGAGACTGTTCTGCTGCGTTGTTTGCAGAGATGAGACCGCCTTCGATAGTATTAATGCGTACTTTTGCAGCGGTGTCGTTTGCGTCTAGAGTTTCGCTTAGAGCGGATATGCGGAGGTCGGTTCCTATCATTTGGCCCTGGACGTAGTTAAGCCTTTCCGTAGTGTAAGTTTGAGACTGTTCTGCTGCGTTGTTTGCGGAGATGAGACCGCCTTCGATGGTATTAATGCGTACTTTTGCAGCGGTGTCGTTTGCGTCTAGAGTTTCGCTTAGAGCGGATATGCGGAGGTCGGTTCCTATCATTTGGCCCTGGACGTAGTTAAGCCTTTCCGTGGTGTAAGTTTGGGTGTATTCTATGGCGTTGTTTGCGGATATGAGACCGCCTTCGATGGTATTAATGCGTACTTTTGCAGCGGTGTCGTTTGCGTCCAGAGTTTCGCTTAGAGCAGATATGCGGAGATCGGTTCCTATCATTTGGCCCTGGACGTAGTTAAGCCTTTCCGTGGTGTAAGTTTGGGTGTATTCTATGGCGTTGTTTGCGGATATGAGACCGCCTTCGATGGTATTAAT